GGATTCCTTCAGGAATTGGCATGGCCGCGCACTGGCCAGCAGCTTGGCGGCGAGCCGATCCCGGATGACTTGATCCCGTTGCAATGGGTTTATGCTAGCTATCGAGCAGCTTACCTACAGGCATCTCAGGGCGGATGGGCGCAGGGTGGGGTTGATCCTAATCGACTTACAAAGCGCGAAAAGGTCGACGTTATCGAGCGCGAGTTCTTCGGCGCTGGAGAGGGTGCCGCGCAGGGGAACGCAGCGGCTGGATTCAATGTAGATCCCATGATCGATGGCTGGGTGTCGCGCTGGCTGTGCGATCAGGCCGGAGAGGTTGGGATTGGTTTCTGGGCAATAGGTAGCTGAATGGCATTTCAAACGATCCCGCTGGTGTGCGACGCCTGGGCGCTGGTTACAGGCCACTTCGCTACAGATACGCTGATCTGTTCCACTGGATCGGCGCGCTTTGTGTGCGGAGACATGGCCAGTGAGCCTATCAACGTAGGCATCCCTCTGGCTGCTGGCGAAAAGCTGGTAATCCCTGCGGGGGTGCAAGTCTGGGCGTGCGGGGCCGGAGCAGAGGCATTCATGCTCACTACTCCGTTTAGCTCCTGACATGGCCGACTTTTATCAGCAGTTGCAGCAGATGGCGCGGGGTCTGCTGGCGCCAACTAGCCAAGGCGGGTTGGGCCAGGGTCAGATCGTCCTCACCCGCATCATCAAGGGAGTGCCGCCGAATGAATGGACGGCAGCCGTCGACACGACCGAGAGCGAGCCGATCCGTGGCGCGGTGCGCGGCGTGAGCAAGGAATTGATCGGCGCTGAGGTAGGCGGCGCGGTGATCCTTGCGTCGGACCGTCAGGCTATATGCGAGGTGCCGTCGCAGCCCTACACGGCTGGCGATATCCTCAGTATTGATGGTGTGCCGGTGCATATCCTGTCGGTGACAAACATTCCGGCTGCCGGCGTTACTTCAGCAGTGAAATTTATAATCAGAGGATGACATGGAAAATTCAGAACTAAACCTGCGTGTTTCAGTTTCGACAGATACCGCCGTCCAAAGCCTGGACCGCCTGACAAATGCCGCTGAGCGTTGCTCTGCAGCTCTCCAGGAGCTTGGTCGTGTGCCTAACGGGGGGATCACGATTGATGTGGTTGGTGATGTCGCACGGATTGAAATCAAGCCGGTAGATTGAATTGGCCACTCGCGTTACAAAATCTCAGGCCCGGCTGTTCGCTCAGTTATTGAGCGAGCTTGAGCCTGAGATTCGTCGCGCCTTCCTTGCGAGCGTCACAGATATCCAAAGCAATGTGAACTGGCCGGTTATGCTGTCGGCCCTGGCTGCCTACAACATCGATGGCGCCATTGCCGCGCTCAATATCAGCGCTGCTGCGTGGACCGAGTATTCGTCGGCCATGACGGCAGCGTATGCCAAGGCGGGCGCGTCTACGGCGGCGCAGATCCAGCAAACAGGCATCGGCGGCATCGGCACTCGGTTCAACATGACGAACCCGCGCGCCCAGGCATGGATTGCTGAGAATGTCGCTGACAGCGTGGTCGGTTTCACGCGTGAGCAGGTAGAGGTAGCGCGTTCGGTCATCGAGGCGGGCTATGCGCTCGGCCAAGGACCTCGAACGATTGCTGTGGACTTGGGCGGCCGGGTAGTCAACGGAACGCGCCAGGGAGGCGTGCTGGGGCTTGACGGTCCGCGTGCTGCACGGCTTCAGGCGGTGACGCAGGGTATGCGGACGCCGGAGGGTGTGCGCTCGCTGGTAATCGTCAAGGAAGATGGCACTTTCGGGATGCGCTACAAAGTAAATCCCGCCACGGCTCAGCGGATCGTTACTGCATACAAGGCTGGCACTGAGGTGCCTGAGGCGCAACGGGTAATCAGCGAAAGACAGTACGCCAATGCCTTGCTGCAGCAGCGCGCAGAAACAGTCGCGGTCACGGAGACAGCTTCGGCCGTGAACAACGCCCGAGACGAGGCTTGGCAGCAGCTTGCAGAATCGCAGGGTATGAATTCCAGCGCAGTCATCAAAACTTGGGTGCACGCGCGCGGGTCGAAAGACGGTCGGGAAACGCATATCGCCATCAACGGGCAGTCTGTGCGCGGATTGAACACCCCATTTGTGCTTTCTGACGGGTCGGTTATGCAGTTCCCGCACGACAGCGCAGGCGGGGCAAGGAACAACATAAATTGTTCCTGTCACGCGGAATTCCGACTTAACCAATCAGTGGGGCTTACCTAATGGCTAAGAGCTTCGCAGCGTCGGTCGGACAATGGGCGTCACAGAGTGAGGCGCGCGTCCAGGCTGTCTATCGCCGCTCAGTTGAGATGCTGTCGGAGGAAATGACACGCACCAGAGGCAACGGCGGTCGCATGCCGTTCCTCACCGGGAACCTCGCACGCTCATTGCTTGCATCGACTGAATCAATGCCGAAGACTAGCGAGGTATTATCCGCTGGTAGCAATGTGGGTACGGTGACGGCTACTTTGCGACTGGACCAAGTAATCTTCCTTGGTTTTCAAGCGGTTTACGCGAGACGCACGAACAATGGATTCGTCGGCGCGGATTCACTTGGCCGCGTATACAACCAGGCCGGAGCTTATTTTGTTGAAGGTGCCATCGCAGAATGGCCCGCCATCGTTGCCAAAGCGGCATCCGAGTTGCAATCATCCGTTGAGCCAAGGAACCAATGACGCCGAAGATTGAAACGTCCTTGTGGCTTGCATTCAAGGCGCGCATCACGTCGCTACCGCTGACCATCGCTAAAGCTTGGCCGGGCGAGACGTTCACGGTGCCTACGGGCGGAGGTAAGCCCCTGCCGTATCTTCGCGTAGGCCGTGTGAGCGCCGCTCCCCTACGTCAGATGATCGCGCCCGGAAAGGTGCATCAGCGCACCGGCTTCCTGATAATCACCCTAGTCTATCCGCTTGGTCAGAACATCTCCGTCTACGATGAGATTGCCGGGACAATCGCTGAATACTTCAAAGACGGAACAGAGCTAAACTATGGCGGTGTCTGCGCGACTGTGACGGCTTATCCGCACGTCAGCGATGGATATCTGGAAGGCGCTTACTGGGAAATTCCCGTTCGCATCCCGTGGGTGTGCTACGCATGAGGAAAATATGACCTGCCTTGACTGCAAAGCGCGCCTACAGATGGCGCGAGACGCATTATTCAAAGCCCGGGTATCGGAATCATTGGGCCACGCTGCAAAGGGCGTGGCTGAGATGGTCGGTATCAAACCCAAAACCGGACTTGCTGAAATGGAAGAAAAGGCGAAAGAACAGCCCCTTCCGCTTGGCAAGACTAAGGCTAAGACCAAAAACCCCGGCAATGCCGGTTAACCGCCCGTCGGGGCAAATTTCGCTGGAGTAATCATGGCTCAAGTCTACCCGGTAGCGGGTTCTAAATTCTTCATCGGCGGTGCTGTTGCTCAAAAGAGCACGGTTACTGCCGCTGACTTCGCTGGCCAGACCTGGACTGAGGTCAAGGGCTGGGCTAATGCTGGCACCCTGGGCGATACCCAGAACGTCGGCACCCAATCCCTGATCGACGACGCGCGCGAGCAGCAATTCAAGACGACTCGCAGCGGCGGGATGTTCGAGAACACCTGGGTTCCTATCGCCAACGACCCGGGTCAGCTCGCCATGAAGGCCGCTGCTGAGCGCTGCGGCAACTACGCATGGAAAGTGGAATGGGGCGCCAACTGCGCTCCGGCCGCTGACGTGGAAATCAGCGTTGCAACCCCGGCCGTGGTCACTTGGCCAGGTCACGGGTTGGAGGCGGGCAACCCGGTTGTTTTTGACAGCACGGGAACCTTGCCGACTGGGTTGGTGGCGGGAAATGTGTACTACGTGTCGGCCACTGGCCTCACTGATGACGCTTTCAGCGTCTCCGCGACGGTGGGCGGCGGTGCTATCGCTACCACTGCGGCCGGCACCGGCATTGCCAGTGTTACCGCCCCGCCCGTTGGTCAAACGGATCTGTTCTACGGCATGGCCATGACTGGCTCTCGCTCTGGTGGAGATGCCACTGCGGCCAATCTGCGCACCATGTCGGTGGCCGTCACCTCGAACATCGTAGAGGTGTAAGCCGTGGGCGGCGACGCATCGTAATACCGAATACCCCGCAAGGGTGCAAGAAACCGCGTAAGCGGCCAGGGGTTGAGAATGGGGTTCCGGATTCTCAGCCCCGCCTCCCGGAACCACGGAACCACGGAACCATCAAGGTAAATCATGGACATCAAGAATCTCGTCGTTTCGAATCAAGCGCTGGAAGCCATCGACAATGGCGCATGGGTCGACAATATCGACAACGATCCCGAATTCTGCATGCGCGTGCGCGGGCTGCGGTCGGACGTTGTTCGCAAGGCGCGTGAGGCGAAAGAGGCCAAAAAGCGTGCCAGCAAGCGCGGCAAGGAACTGACGGACGAAGAGAAGACCGTCATCTTCAAGGAGGTCCTGATCGAGGTTGTGTTGCTCGAATGGAAAGGCTTGGACGATGAGGGCACGGCTGTCCCCTACAGCCAGGAGTTGGCTCGTGAGTGGATCATGAGTCGCAACGGCGAGAACTTCACTACGCTGGTTGTCGGCGCTGCACAGTCGCTTGACGCCAACCCCGAAGAGTTCATCGAGGCCGCAGCAAAAAACTGAGGGCGCGGCTTCGCTGGGTGCTTGATAACCCTGAGGCAGAAAAGACGATTCAGCAGTATGAGCAATGGGATCAGGAAATACCTCCATCGCTCATCTGCCCCGAAATATACGATGTTGAATTGTCGATATGGGAATCGTTTTGGGAGTTGTCTACGGAGCGGCAGATCGGCATGTCCCCCGGGCCGATCCCCGTTTCAAAGATTATCGAGCATGCCGAGCGGCGAAGCGGCGTACCAAAAGAGGCGCTAGTGTCCTTGATCCGCATCATGGACGGCGAATACCTTAAGCAGCCCGATAAGGGTGATGCCACAGCAGTCAGGAACGCCCAGCGCGGCGAAAAGGAAGACGATGGAAGTCGCGGCACTCGGCCTAAGGGTTCAAGTCGAAGGAGTCGATCAGGCCAATAAGGCTCTCGACAAGCTGATCGACAACAGCACTAGCGCCGAGAAGGCTGTGACCGACTTGGGGGCGGCTGCTGAGGCTGCCTCCAAGAAGACCAAGAAGCTAGACGATACTGTCACTGACACCACGAAGGCCGTCGACGGACTGGATAAAAGCGCGGAAGATGCTGCCAAGTCCACCGACGGCCTTGGTGATGCTGCAGACAAGGCCAGCACGTCGACCAAGGGCATGGGCGATGGGCTGGATAAGGCCACGAAGTCCACGAAGGGAATGGGCGACGAGGCCGAGAAGGCTCGCAAGTCGACGAAGGGAATGGGGGATAGCGCCGACAAGGCCACTACCCAAGTCGACGAGATGGGCAAGAAGGCTGCGTCTACTGAGCGCGGCGTTAGTTCGTTCGCCTCTGCTGCCCTTAAGGCTGGTGCTGTGCTGGCCGCTGCCTTTAGCGTCTCATCCATCGCCAAGTACGCAGACGCCTGGTCGGACATGCAAAGCAAGGTCGGCGCTGCGACCAAGGACATGGAGGGCGCTGCCGGGATGATGACGCGCCTGGTGGATATTGCCAACGCGTCGTACTCGCCCCTTGAGCAGACGGTATCCACCTACTCGCGCAATGTCACGGTCCTCCGCGATCTTGGGAAAAGCTCCGCCCAGGCTGCTGACTACGTTGAATCCCTGAATAACATGCTCGTCCTGACTGCCACGCGCGGGGAACGAGCTGCGTCTGTTCAAGACGCTCTATCGAAGGCGCTGGCCACAGGGAAACTTGAGGCTGACGGCTTAGAAACTGTGCTTGCCAATGGCGGCGAGGTGGCTGCGGCGCTTGCGCGTGAGCTAAATACGACGACTAGCGGCCTGCGCGGCCTGGCTTCACAAGGGAAGGTCACGGGCAAGGTCATCGCAGACGCCATGATCAAGTCGCTGGATGACGTTCGCGAGCGTGCTGCGGCGATGCCCGCCACCATCACTGATTCTTTTGTGATACTGACGAATAACGTCACAGAGTTCGTGGGGAGGCTGGACAAAGCGTCCGGGGCGTCTGCGGCGATTGCCGGAGTCATCATCGACTTCGCTGGCTGGTTGCGTAAGGCGGGTGATTACGCCATTGCGCTGGGCACTTTGCTGGCGCCTGCCTTCGACGCGGTAGGCAACGTTCTGAGCATGGTGGCCGATAATGCCGCTGTGGCCGGCGTGGCCTTGGCTGGATTCTTTGCTCCGGCCGTTATCGGGGGCATCGGCACGCTCATTTCTACCATCGCTGTGGGCCTGGTGGGCGCTATCAAGGCCGTGAGTGTGGCGATGCTTGCCAACCCCATTGGCTTGCTCGTCGCGGGTATCGCGACGGCTGGATACGCCATCTACAAGTTCCGAGACGAGATCAGCAAGGTGCTGGGATCGGACGTGGGTCAGTTGGCTAAGACTGCCGCGAACACGATTATGGGTTCGTTTGCTGCTGCTTACGAGGACATTAAATTCGTCTGGAACGGCTTCGGCGACATGATGGGTGCTGCTGTTATCGGCGGCATCAACATCGCCATCCGCTCGATCAACTTCTTTATCCAGGGCGCTATCTCGGGCGTAAACAGCCTGGTTAGCGCGATCAACAAAATCCCCGGCGTAGATATGAAGAACATTGGCGCCAGCGTGGGCGTTGGTGAGGTGGATAACCCCTATGCGGGCCGGTTGGCAGTTTCTATAGCCCAGCGCAACGCTGCGGTCCAGGCGGCTATGTCGCGCGACTATGTTGGCGAAATATCGAAGTGGGTGAGTGGTGTAGGAGCAGCAGGCCCTAGCGGCACGGGCGCCGGATCTGGTAGTGGCAAGGGCAACCCCGGCGCAGGCGGTAAAAGTGCTGCAGCCGTAGCGATTGAGGCTGAGACTGACGCAATCAAGAAGGCGCTCAAAGATCAAGTTGGCGCATTCGAAGACGCGCAAGAGAAAAACGAGTACCTGTATAGCCTAGGCATCCGCAACGCAGAAGACTACTACCTGCGAAAGGCATACCTGGGACGCGAGTCGGGCCTGGCCGAAGGCAAGGCCGCAGAGCAGGAAATCTCTGTCATCGACAAGGCGCTGAAGGCCAATAAGCTCACTGAAGACCAGCGCAAAAAGCTGCTGGAGGATCGCCGCAAGTTAGTGACCGAGGTGGGCGCCGCAAACGTCAAGGCCATCAACGCCGAAATCAGCGCAGAAGAAGCCGCTGCTCGTAAGCGAACTGGCATGCAAAAGGCGATGACGGATAGCGCGCGATCTGCTGCATCGTCCGCTGCGGATCAGGCTAACGCGCTGGCGCTGCAGGTCGAGCAATACGACATGACGGCCACGGCTATCGCTTAT